CAAAACAGGTACTTCAATGCGTTCATATGTCTTATACGCATTGTCTGGGTGTAAACGAACTAAACACATATTTGTAACGATCTTGTTGTATTTATGCTCTAAAATCATTTTGTATACATTCAACTGTAATGCATAATGCCAAAAGTTTGTATCGGGCAAATGAGATAGGCAACTCGTTATTGCGTATTTACCGAACGGCGTTTCGCTTTGAATTTCTTGACAGCGTTTCCAATCATATATTTGTAACGTCCCATCTGGATTTTCAAAAATCATGTCAATTGAACCCGATATTTTAAGTTCTTCATAATATACCATCCATTCGGTACGATATGGTTTAAGATGCTGATAGTCAGATGCAAACTGTTGAAAGTACTTGTATTCTAGGCTCTCATTCTTGACATCTAATTTATTATAATAACATTCAATGTCATAATGCATTTTGGTACCAGCACTAGCGGCAGCGTCACGATTATTGTCCCACATAAACTTGATTTCATCTCGGGTCATCTTATAATATTTATATGTGTGGTCCGTATCCCATTTTCTATTTCTGAGGATATTTGTAATGATCGAATCTGCATCAAATTCACTAAAATGTTTATGGTTCCAAGTAGTTACTGACATATAACCACCGCGATCTCCACATACCGTATAAATATGTGGTCCTTCCTCAAACGTGATATCCTTATCACGTGGGTGTTCATTCAACTTTGCAAGATACGTAGGTGGCTCCATCTTATGTTTTGTTATATATACACAGATAAAAATAATTAATATTCAATTTTACACGGGTGTGGTTAAACTATATCGTATTCTACAACCGATTTTAGGGTTCGTTTCACTTGTCCAGATAAATGCTGTCGTAGTTTATGAAATAACGTATCTTCCGACATTTTACCACCAAGTATTTGTTTATAATAATCAATATACATCTCGCTATACTTCTCATCGGTCTCAATGTCGGTCTTATGCACTTCATACCAACACGACTTGAAATCATATGTAAATTGATTGGCAACGCGTCTTAAATACTTATCTAGTTCTATATTTGGTATTTTTACCCACATTGGTTCCGTTTGGTCATCACCATTCGTATTTTTTTTGAATACATATATTTCGGATAACTTTGTATCAAATGAACAGATGGGTAGACCAGAAAGATCACATTTAGAAATGGATTGATCAAATAAACTGGTTAACCCCGTGAGTAGACCATGGTGGAACACCGTATCTAGATAGTCCTTTACGTTTGGCAAAATGTCGTTTCTAATCCAGTCGGAAAATGTGAATGCCGGTAGTGGGCACTTAGCATTATCATTCAACCAATCCAGCACACTCAATTTGCCTCGCTTAACACGACGTAGACTGGCATTTTCATTTTCTAATTTGGTTATGCGCACCATCATATGTTGCATTAACTGATACATTTCGGTCGGACTGGGTAGCTGTTGTGTGATATCAATTTCATTCTCCCGTTCTTTATGTGATTTAGAAATAAACTCACAGCATAATACGTGTCGGTCGTAGTGAAACTTCTGATGAAACTGTTTCTTACAGAAAGTACAATTGTGGTAGTTGCTGCTTTTTAGCATGTTGACGTTGGTTTTCTATTATTCAGAAGTATATATATTATTTCAATTTTATCAATGAAGATGGTATTTAGCATAAATACACCGATCATACGTAAGGTACGAAATCCTCCACCTGAAATCAAGCCCGTGCATATAGACTACGATCAAACACGAATGTTGTTACAGATGAACATGATTACCCGAATGGCGGGTGCACCCAATTGCGGTAGTTGTAAAGGTAGTAAATAATTTATCATAGTTAATTATAGCATAAACAATATGTTGATGGACATTGTATTTAACAAGAAAATATGGACAATTTTGATGACGCTTCTCATTCTATTTTCAATAGTTGCCGGTCTAAAATATTTGGGGTTATATAACGGAATTATAGAAACCATGGACGGATTACCCGGTGCAATGAAAAGCTCTGAAATGCAAGTAACTACGCAAATACTAGAATAATCTATAACTCTTTCAATGCCGCAAACATTATATAATATATCCTATGTAATATTATATAAGGGTTATGAGCCAGTTTATTGATAAAACCGATTTATTTATGGAACCAAAAACTACACAATATGGAAGTCACATGGTAATGACCAATGTACATAAACCAACAAAACGTAAGTTTGTTAACATTGATACCAGATTTAGTGATGAATATAATTATTTAACGGTTGCAAACTGTGGTATTACTCTACCCGAACGAATTAACGACGTAAAAAGCATATCTGTATTAAGTGTGGAGCTACCATTATCGTTTTATAATATTTCATCTAGTATTGGTAATAATAGTTTTCAGGTTATAACTGCTACCAATAAAGAGACAATTATTATACCTGACGGAGAATATACTAGCGCTACTTTAAAAACAGCGTTGAATTCATTAACAAATGGTGTATTTGTGGGATCAGATATAGATTTATCATTTAATATTTTAGCCTCACAGACGGGTGGTGATGTCGCTACGGTATCATCTGCCGTAAATTGTTCGCTTAATTTTGCAGTAAACGATAAGAGTGTCGCTGATAAGTATAATATAAAGTCAAAACTAGGTTGGTTATTGGGGTTCCGTAAAGCGGAATATAATATACAAACCACGATATCTGCTGAGGCAAAAATAGACCTCAATGGCCCTCGTTATCTTTACTTAGCAATGGAAGATTTTCATAATGGAAATAAAAATTCGTTTTTGTCAACCGTTTCCGCGGGCCTAGTAAACAAGAATGTCCTTGCACGCATTTCAATAGACAAAACGTATTACAAATATGGCTCTGTAATGCCAGCAAATCTAGACGGATTATTATTGACTGATGTGCGTAAATATTCTGGTAAGGTTGACTTACAACGAATGAATTTCCAACTATTAAATGAGATCGGTAACCCAATTTCATTAAATGGTTATGACTATTCGTTCTGCCTTGAAATTGAACACGAATAAATAATTTTATAAAATTGAATTCATAACTGGACGTTTGACTTCAATAACAATACCTTGACAAAATGTCTGACTTTAATAATTCACTGGAACAATTTAGATATGGTGCGGAGCAAGGTTGCGAAATAAAACGTGTTGCGGTTACTTCCGCCACACATACCCCCGTAAGAAGTACTACATTAGACCTATCTGAACTATCACCTGAACAGCGTCACGCATATATACAATTTACAAAAGGCGAAAACCTATTTATAACTGGACCAGGAGGTACTGGCAAAACCCGACTAGTAAAACATTTAATTGAATATGCCAAATCTATCAATAAGAATATACCGGTATGTGCAATGACTGGGTGTGCAGCGGTATTGTTAGAATGCAACGCCCGCACATTACACTCTTGGAGTGGCATAAAATTGGCAAAACAGTCTACCGACATAGTGGTCGCATCAGTATTAAAGAATAATAACGCATTAAAAGCGTGGAAATCGGCGCAAGGTATCATATTAGATGAAGTCAGTATGTTATCAAAGAAAGTATTTGAAATTATTGAAGAAATCGCGAGACGCGTAAAGAAAAACCCGTTGCCATTCGGTGGAATGCAAGTCATATTTACCGGAGACTTCTTCCAATTACCTCCGGTTGGTACACACGGTGACCCTGACACAAATAAATTCTGTTTTGAAACGCCCATTTGGAATACTGTATTTAAACCACATAACCATATCCAATTACAAACAATGTTTCGTCAAAGTGATCCTTTATATATAGATATCTTACAACAAATCCGACGCGGGAATATAGATGCAAGTAAAGCAGCCATTTTGAAGGGATATGTTAATCGTAAGTTTGACGAAAGCGCAAACAATGGGTGTATTCCTACAAAGTTATTTGCATTACGCTCTAAAACAGACTACGTAAATTCTATGATGTTTCAAAAAATAAGCGAAAAGGAATACGTGTTTAATGCCATTCGCAAAACAGATTGTACGACACATTTAGATACCACCAAACCATTTACACCAGAAGAGGCTCGTAATTGTGCACATTTATCCGAAAAGGATATTGAACACGAACTAGACTATATGTTGAACAACTTGCAATGTAATCAAGTGCTGAGATTAAAGAAAGGCGCGGCTGTAATGTGTACATTCAACCTTGATATGGAGAACTCTATATGTAACGGTTCTCAGGGGGTAGTAATAGATATTATAGACACGTGCACACCACCATTACCCGTAGTTCGCTTTTCCAATGGTATTACAAGAACCATTCAACCCAAGTATTGGCAATCCGACGAATTCCCTAAGATTGCTATTGGGCAATATCCATTATGTTTGGCATGGGCGCTTACTATACATAAAATACAAGGCGCAACGCTCACAATGGCAGAAATGGATATCGGTCAAAGTATATTTGAATATGGACAAACGTATGTAGCGCTTTCTCGCATTAAGTCGTTAGATGGATTATACTTATCCGACTTTCACAGCGAAAAGATTGCAGCTAATCCAAAAGTTGTTGCATTTTACGATACCATTCCCCGCATAGAATATAGCCGGATTGATACAACACCTTCTACTTTGAAATCTGAACCATGCACAAGCGATAAACAAAAGGTCGTTAATAATACTAAGATTATCCGATTATAAAATATACATAGCTATTATAATGGTTGCAGGAAGTATTTTACCAATAGCTATATACAAAAATAAATTGTATTTTTTATTCGGAAAGGAGAACCCAATGGAAGATACTGCACCCGGTTGGTCAGACTTTGGTGGTAAGATGGAGAAAGATGAAACCCCCTATTCCGCTGCACTGCGTGAAGGATCGGAGGAATTAACTGGGTTCCTAGGTGATAGCACGGCATTACGTAAACTAATCAACGCAAATGGTGGGGTTTATAAATGTGTCAATCATGAATATAAATATTATGTACATATGTTTGCAATGGACTATGACGAGAACCTACCAAAATACTATAATAATAATCATAAATTTTTATGGAAAAAAATGAATAATGACGTACTTAATGAGACGAATCTGTTTGAAAAAATAGAAATAAATTGGTTCTCGGTTGATGATATGATATCCAAGCGGAATCTGTTTCGCCCTTTTTATAGAAACATAGTAGATATGCTATTAGCTGATATAAAGAATATTAGAGCATTTATCACATCAAAATAATGCAGTATATTATGGTTTAGTGACAACACTATATACCGAATATATTCAGATAGAAAATCGGCATAAATTGAAAATTATTATAAACGCCAAATGTATATACAGTTTATACATATGGCAAATTCATGGAAGAAATATGGTGGTATTTATAAATCAGATAAATACAATAGCATTGGTGTTGGCACCATGGTTGCCGATCAAGTTCTCATAAGACAGCGTGTTATTACCAACTCACAAGTGGCTGGTTCGTTATTTGTTGGTGAGAATATCAATGTTGACCGTGATATAATAGTCGGGCATCATGCAATTATAGCGGGAGAACTAATCGTATCAAGCAAGTCGCTGTTCAAAGGTAAAGCAATATTCAACGAAACTGACGATGCGAATAATAACTATATTTCATTCATTAATGGAAACGCAAAACTTGGAAGGTTAGGTATAGGTACTTCCGCCCCAAATTCCTTCTTAGATATAAATGTCTCAAATTCAGACGTAAATAGTGGTCTTGGAGGAAGCACGGTAGGCAACACTGTAACAGATGTTTTAACTATACGTAACAGTAACAATAAAATACGTAATATAATTGCACAAAATGTACATAATTCAGGTGTTGTAGTTGATACGATTGGAAATGTTGCATCCATTGGATTTTATAAAGGAGACGTAAGCAATAATACTGCTACGCCAATAATATCTATTTCAGCAAATACTAGCACTAGCAATCTCAATTTCAATAGTAATATTACCAACATATTATCTAACAATACTAACAATCTAACATCTTTGGGTAATACCAATATTACATCTACCAATACTACCCACATTTTATCTAATAACGTTACGAATATCACATCTGATATAAATACGATAGTAGCATCTAATAAAGATATTTCAATTGATGCCAGATCAAATATAACAATGAATGCCATAGGTAATATTACTATCACTTCAACCTCACTCTCCAAAATCAACTCAATTGTCAGCTTATCTAATCGTACTGCAAATACCCCTCTATTAAATAGTACTATCACCATTTACGACAATGGTGCAGAAACATTTTTAGTGGATTATTATAAACAAAATACCGTCAAAGCTGGAAACGCAGTTACAATAGTTTCGTCTGATACTAGTTCAAATGCATTTATTAACATAGTCACACCAAACCAAAACGGGCTATCTATTGGGGGGGGAGCGTATCCTTATAATACGTCTAGGTCAATGGGTGTAATTGGGCTAATGTCCACAGATGCATCTTATTTACCTGTACAAGTGCTTGTTACTAATAATACATCGGCCAAACATAAAATATCTGTTGGAATTAATACATTTTCCCCCGAAACTACCAAATATGTAATGGATATTAACGGACCAACCCGTATTGGAACCGGAGAGATGCATATACGAAAACGCGCACTATTTGAACAATCGTCCATTCATTTTTCAAAAGTTAACCCCAATTTTGGTGTTGTTACTGGTTCACCTTATATTATAGATAATGGTGCATATAGATATGATATATTGATTACATACGATGGAGGGGTTAATTGGAGAACAGTTTCAGATATCATTACTAGCGCTATAATAACTACAACCCTGTTTGACAAGCTTGATGTATATTCTATTAGTCAAAATGAATTTCTGTTTATTGGTAAACAGGCATCGGCAAGATTGGGACATGTAATTGTTGATTATAATACACCGGCGAACAACCAATATTTTCGTTCTAATTTTAATTCTCCTCCGTTTACATTCAACTCCATCTATGCATACAAAGATACCAACTATAATATCCTCATTGGCGGAATCTATACCAAGGTCGAACCGTTTCCTCCTCTTCCTCCAAAATCGGTTATATATTATTATAAGGTTTCTGGAATTAATTCGACTAACATTAGTGCAACCAATTTAGCTACTCAATTTATTGATGCATCTTGTTCGTTGATAACACATTGTGACGGTAGTGGAAATAATGCGTATTTCGTTGGGAATGGCATTGAACGAATAGATTTTAGTTCTACTATGCCAGTATCTCTATCATATAAGAGTGATGGAACTTATAACAAAGTCTATGTTTACGATGCAAACTACGTTGTCGCAGTTGGAAATAAAATATCGTATACTCATAATGGCGGAGTTAATTGGACCGATATAACTGATA